CTCCGTACAAGTTAATTGTAACAGGATTATATTCTCCTTCAATTGGCATACCATCTTCATCCTTCTTCTGTGTTTGATTTGTACGGCCAATGATGATTACATCAGAACCTACACCAAAATCAATATTTACATGAGAAGGAACCCAAACAGGTGTTGATTCAGGAATATCCTCATCCTCAAAACCATAGTTAGCATCAACAGGTTCAATCCACATTACACGGTTGCCGGTCTTTTCATTTACGGTTAGATTCATACTTGATACAATACCATCTGTAATACAAAGTCTTAGACCCTGAACAGTACTAATTTCCTCATGGTATGATTCTAGTTCCATTAAGTCTGCTACATATTCAGCCATATGGTTTCCAAGCATATCTTCCATATCTACATCTGCTGAATAATATCTTTCATCTTCTTCATCCAAAATATCATTGTAAGTTAGACTTGCGATGGTCTTATTTCTAATTCCATATACCGCATTTCTTTCTTCATTAAAGATACCATATAGATGTACAAGTCTAAAGGTTTCTGTATTAAACTTATTAGCCGCTTCACCCTTTAGTTGAACAGACCAATATTGCCAATCTTCACCTTCTTTAGAACCGATAAAGTGCGCTCTTAATCTCCATTCCTCAGCAGGAAGTGGTTTTCCATAACGCTTATTTGCATCACCACTAGCCCAAGTCTTTACAGGGTCAACAGGTACAATCCACTTATCTTCTTCTATTTCAATTGCAGAAGCAGGTAATTGTGGCAATTCCTTAGTATGCCAATCACCATTAAGAACTTGTGTCTTTTCATACTTCCCATCTGTAAGTACAACTTCAGCCACAATCTCATCATTTAATGCTTGTGAAGAGTCCGAGCGATATTTGTTTGTAACATCTCTTCTCTTCCATTCCATTACATCACGAGCAGGTTCTACTGCAAAGAAGAATCCAACAGCGTTGTTACCAAATCCACCGCCAGCATTATTGTTACGGTTTGCATTGATTCTTCCTCTAACATAATTTCGTGTTAGAGTTAGACAAATCAACTGTTGTCTTTCTTCTTCAAGATTTAGACCATTAGTGGTCGCAATCTCGTTATATTTTGTTTCCATTTCTTCTTCTTCTATGCTCAATCTTCCTGCAAGATTTTTTAATTCCTTGCTAATTTTCTTATTCATTCTTTTCATCTCCTTTTTTACTCTTTCATAAACTGTGCTATAAACCATGTCACAAGTACCTTCGGGGTCACACTACGCCCCCTCCATTCCATTTCTCCTATTGTTGCTACTAACTTAAACCTTTTTCCTGTTGGTATTTCGTCATTATCTAATACAGATTGTAGCAGTTTTCCACAAATTTCTTTTACGGTATGACCGTTATAAACCAACTTCAAAAGGAAATCAAGAGGCCACCCATGCTTTCCTTCTAATATACAATTTATACAATCGTCATACGGTTTCATATGTTCTTGGTGAATACTATCGGGACTTTTGCCAGACAAAATACATGCCTGCAATTCATTAATTGCCCTTCTCATATCACCATTACAAATCGCCAATAATTTATCAATTTCCTCATCAGAAAAGGTTGCACCTTCTTGTCTGATAATTCCCTGTAATGCAAGTTTTTGTATCTCGGGATTTATCGGCTGAAAGAAGTAATTTGCACAACGGGAACGAATTGGTAAATCAACACCATATGGGTCATTACAAGTGATAATAAATCTCACATTTGTAGCCCGTTCCATCTTTCTTTTTAATGCCCGTTGAGCATCTTTTGTCATACCATCTAATTCATCAAGTAAGACAATTGTAAAATCTACATTGTCCATACTTTTATGTGAAGTAAATTTGGTAATAGTTTCTCGAATCGTATCCAACCTTCTATCTTGACTAGCATTAATTTCTAAGAAATTACCATCTTTTCTGTCTCCTAAAAAGTGATTTGCTAATACATGTGCTACCGTAGTTTTACCTAAACCCGGCATTCCATGTATCAAAACATTTGGCATGTCACCCTTCTTTATCCAATTTTCTGCATCTTCTACAAATTTTTGTTGTCCAAATAATTCATGTATCATTTGGGGTCTGTATTTTTCTGTCCAATTCATTCTCAATCTCTCCTATTCCATTACATGTAGGACATGGCATTTCTATTGCCATTCCTGTTCCTTTACAATCTTTACACATTGTCAATGTTTTCACCTGCATAACATACTAAACATTCAGCAGTTAATACATAACCAGCAACTGATACTGCACTTTTTAATGCAGACTTAGTTACC